CTGAGGGTATTGATAAAATGAAAGACACCCCCGATATGGTTTCCTTCCACGAAGAGGTCTCTGACCCCATGGAATCCAATTTTAAATAGGTTATCACCATCTACTAAGAGTGTCTTCACAATTTATTGTTTATACTGTTTCACTTTCTTTTTCCTCAAACAAGCTGAAATCTCCATCAGCCCCAATAATCTCTTTCCAATACTCAGCATTTTCTTTCTTGTATTGTTCAATAGATACTTTCTCTTCTGCTGCGTCTTTTCCTGCCAAGAATCCATGTGGTGTTACGATGATTTTTCCATCCTCATATCCCAAACCATTGATGTGGTTTTTCATAACAGAAACTTTTGTACGGATTGCAAACTTAACAGTTCTTTTGTCTTTTGTTGCAGAAATTTTGTTTGTTCCCGCACCTTTTTGATTACCAAACAAGAATACCAAAGATGAGTTTAACCAAATTGCTTCACCACCTTTTGCCTTAATCTTTGGTTGTCCGAATGGATTGTCAGGAAGTTCAACCCAAGGTTGGTTAACAATAACCAAACTATTTTCGTATTTTGAATCAGATTTACGAGAACCTGAAATACGTTGGTTGATACCCATTCCAATCTTGTCGGCAAGAACCGCTGCGTTGTGTTGTTTACCACCTTTACCTTCGTAAGTCATCTTACAAGGAACTGAACCTACTGAATCCCAAAGGAACAATAAATCATATTCCAATTCACCTTTGTCTTGAGCATCTAACAAACTATTAATATAATCTGTGATTTGTTCAATGTAAGAGAAATTGTTATTGAAGATGAAAAATCCATCCCAATCTAACTCTCCTGTTTCGGGGTCAACCACTTCGTCACAATCAAAACCCATAAGTCTTGCGTGCTCAAAACTCCACTTCTGTTCGGTAATAATGAACACGGGAAGAATGTTTTGTTTTTGAGCTGATACAGCCGCCTTTACGAGAGCCGTTGTCTTACCTGTATCAGAGTGACCCAAGAACATGTTCAAGTGTCCTATGGCGGGTCCTGGTAGTCCTACAGCGTCCAAGAAATCTTTACCCAAGTCAAAGTATCTTTGTGGTTTATACTTCGCCGAAGTTGAGAATTTCTTCTTTACTGAATTAAAATCGTTTTTCTTGATTGCCATATGTGTTATAAATTAATCATGTATGGTACCATACAAGATACCATACATGATGTTTTGTTTTATTAGAACGGTAAGTCCTCAGCAGGTTCGTCAAATAATTGTGGGTCAGCAGGAGCCGCAGGTGCTGATTTAGAACCACCCATCATCATATCTCCTGAATCACTATACAAGTATTTACCTGTTTCACTATCCCAACGAGGTTCTTCACCACGAGAGATTGCTTCCAAATATTCTACAGGTTTCTTAGAGTAAACATCATTCCATGTCAACTCATCAGCCAACCACTCTTCCATAACCTTAGCAGTCTCGTGAAGAGGTGCTGGGTCATCGTGCATAATAGTTTGGATTGTTGTGTAATCTTTTCCACCAGGAGTTTTAGATTTAACCAACTGTACAATAAGGTCTCTACCTTTTTGTGAATCAGTTACATCACCTTTCTGTCTCCAAATTGGAATGATTTTGTCAAGAATACCATCATTCTTGTAATTGTGTTTAAAACGCCAAAACTTTACACCTTCGTCTTCAGCATCACGGTCAATAACCTTTACGATGTAAAATTTACGAGATTTGTATTGTTTAGCCAATTCTTTGTCTGACTCTTTGCCGGTAGACATTAACTCATCGTGAACCTCATTCAAAGGTGAACGCTCATTGTCATTTTTACCTGGGTCATAGAATTTTTGCCATTTACCACCCACTTGTAATTCGTGGTACCAAACCTCTTTGAAAGGTGAAGAACCATCGGGTGTAGGAAGGATACGTACTCTACGTTGTCCTTGAGATTGCCCTTGTGGAAGAATACAAGCAAAATACTTTTTCATTCTTTCCTCTTGGGACATTCGGTTAGAGTCTCCGAAAGACTGTGTGTTTTTTTCGTACTGTGAAAGTACTGCGTCAAGTGAACTCATCATGTTTTTTGTTTAATTAGATTGTTAGTTTATAAATTATAGTTGTTATTTTTCTGTTCGTCAAATCATTTCGCCAAATAAAAAAGGGCCACAACGTGACCCCTTTAATATAGTAAAAAGTTGTTAAAAATCAACCCATTTTAAATGAAGTTCCAGTGGGTTCAGCACCGTATTCATCAAATGATTTTTTAATATCTGAAGGTACAATGTTTTCAACATCATCGGATGTTAACACGTATTCGTTCTTACCAGTTTTTTCCATGTCATCTTGTTTGTCATCAAAAAAATCAGAAAGTTTTTGGTTGAACGGACCACTATCAAGACTTCTTAATTCTAATTTTTCTTGCGGTGTTTTTGGTCTGTATTGTTCAATTTTTTCTTCCATACTGTTCAATTTGTTGAATACATCATCCATAGCATTTAACTTGGTTTGTAGACCTTCAATTTGTTTAAACATCATGTCAAAATATTCTTGTTGTTTACTTTCAACATTTTTTTGTGAATTAACCAAATCTGTAATATCCAATTCTTCACTACCAGAATCATCATCTGATTCTTCGCTTTGTCCGACATTATCAATTTTTTCAACTTCAGTGTCTGTTGCAGTATCAATAACTTCAGGTGATGCTGGTGGTGCTGTTAATGTTGGGTCTCCGCCAGGAGCCGCTGCAGCGTCGGGTGCAGGTGCCGCTGTTGGGTCTGCAGGTGGAACATCTCCCAAGGCATCTTGCTCCATTATGTAGTTATTAATTGAGTTGTGTCTCTTAATCTCTTGAATTATTTTAATGTCTATTCCCATTTTTTTAACCATTTAATAATTGTTTAAAACCTTGTGGTGTTTCAACTTGGACTTTTCTATTAGTTTTTAAAGTGTTGTCTACTCTTTCAATAAGACCATCTCTATCTCTAACAGTGTAACAGCTACCTGTGTCCAAATCACACACTTCGGTAAATCCATTTCCGGCATTTTTTTCGGTATATCTGGTATTCTTACCAAGATAATTGTCTAAATGTTGTTTAATATTCATAACTATAGTTTTTATATAAATATCTTAAAAACTTATAAGATTAAATTTTATCATTAATTCCACTACTTCAGATGCCGCTTTTTTCAAATCAGGTACTTTATTTTGATTTTTAACAATAAATGTTTGTTCTTCTTGTGGATTATTAAACTTTTTAGTTGGCCAATATCCAAGCCATGTTGTCACCATACTATCAATATAATCTTGTTTAGTTATCCACTTATTAGTACCAACATTAATCAAACTTTTTGAACTACCAGCTTGTTTATTAAAATAATAACTTTCCATAAAATCTATTGAGTTTTTAAAATCAGTAAATACGGCAAATGGTGTTGTAGTACCATTTTGGTTTGTTTTACAAGCATATGTTTTTGTAAAAAACACTTCTTTTTCAGCATATGATATTTTAGGATATGGCGTACCTCCTAATTGAGTTCCCGCTAAATCAAAATTAAATGTAACAAAATTATTATCATCATGTGCGTTTATATAAGATGTGTAGAATATCATTGCTCTAGTTGGTTTAGAACTAACATTTTCCTTTAACAATGTTGCCATATCACCATATGATAATCTTTGAATTGTATTTTCAACACCAGTATATTTTTGATATCTAACATTTGCGTTTTGAATATCTTTAAGACATTCAACAGAATCAGAAGATGTATATTTACCATTTAGTTGGATAGAATTTCCAATTGTAATAATATTAACATTTGCTTGGGCAGTTGTTGTTGCAGTTTCTTTGAGTCTTCTAACTTCTTGAACCAATTCAGACAATAAACTAGTGTTAAGAGTCATAAGTTGTTGTTCTATTAATGGTAATGAATATAATGGCATTCTAATTCCAGTAAAAAAAGTTCTAAATTGTCCAGCATCTATTGAATGTTCAACAGATTGTATCATATAAGGACCTCTAAACATTGGAACATAACGTAAATTAAAATACATTGTTGGTTGAATCATTGCATTACCCATTGATTCAACTCTACATTCATAACTTCTATTTTTATAATAATTCCATAAACTATTGTTTTGAGTGTTTGACCTTGTACCGCCAGCTTGGTTACCCATATCTGTAATAACTCTATTACTTTCAGTTGTTGCCGCGGCAGCATTTTGGTCTAATTGTATACTGTAAAACATACTTTGATTTCGTGTTCCAAAATCAACATTAAACGCAACAACCCTATTTGATTGCGCCCAATCTTTTTTTCCTTGTAATTTATCAATTAAAGGCATTCTAGATGGTGTAAAATCAAAAGCATCTGTTTTCCATTTATATTCAGGATTTTCTCGCATATCTAAATGTTCACTTGGTTTTCCAGCGAAATAACATACAAATCTTGGAGATGAATATCTATAATCAACATCCAAGTATGTCCCAAACAAAGAATTGGCCATATCATTTGTTGGTTCTGCATTTGGTGTTTCACCTTGTTTTACATCACCAACACCCCAAAAATTAATGTATGCCGGCATAGGCATCATTTGAAATTGATTGTCTGCAACAATTTTACTTATGAAATCAATACATCTGGTATCCAAAGATGTTGTTCCTGAAAAGAAATCTTTTAATTTAAAAATATCAACATAAACAACATCACCAATATCTCTATTGGCTCTATCTAAAAATAAAACATCTTGGAATAATGTTCTGTCTTTGAAATTACCACCCGCAATCCATTTATCATTAAAAGCTTTAAAGGTTTCCCAAAATTCTACTTTTGTTTGTATACCATCAATTGCCGATAAAATTGGTTTTTCATTTGTTTGTTGGACATTTGGTAAATCTTTTTGAAGTGTTGAAAACAATTGAGTTAACGTATTATTTAAGAATAAATTTTTACTTTGGTAATAGTCATTAATTGCTGTTGTAAATGAAGACGCATTATACGTACCATTATTAATTAATTTTTGTGTACCAAATATTTTAATTAGAGGTGCAAAATTAACCACGTTAGCCTGACTAAACTCAACATTCATTGTTGGGAAGAAATCAGTATAATAACTACCATTGTTTGAATATGTCATACCTGGTTGTGTTGCAAATCCAACATTGGTATACATTGCTTTCCAAGCATCGGGATTTAATGTATATGACTGTGCAAATGTTAAAGTACCACCATCAGTAGGTAATGTATTTTGAACATAAGGTTTGTAGGTATATGGGTCAACAACTTTAAATTCAGGTAATGTTGTAAAAGAACCAAATAATTTTCTATCAAAGTTACTTGGGTTACCATATTTAAAAGCTATGTTATAATTCATAAATGAATTAATCACATCGCTTATCTTAGTTCTTTGTGAATTATTACAAGTTGTAATATAATTGTCATATGATTGGGTATTATCAACATATTGTATTGTTAACATTTCTCCCATGATTGATTGGAAGTTTCTATTAATAAATGTACTACCTGATATTTGGTCGGCGGGTAAATCATTATAAGATTTTGTGAAATTTAAAAATTCAGTTTCAAATGAATCTAAGATTTCTTTCTTAAACGTTCCAAAAACATCTTCAATTTTTGTATATGTTTGACCAAATTTAACCGCGTTTTGTTTTGAATCACCAGTAAAAATTTGTTTAAAATATTCATTGTAGTTTGGTTTAGTAATACTTTGTAATTCAAAATAACCATAATTTGGTGCCGTCCAAAATGTTCTAGCCGAACCATTGTAGACCGCAGAATTGTTAAATACCTCCTGTGTTAAAGTTAATGTGTTACCAGTTGTACTTTGTTTAAAACATTCAGAACTAATCTGATTATAGTTTGTTGAAAAACTTGGAATTAAAATTGTTTTTTGTTGTTGATATGTTTTAAATTTAGTTGAGTTTTTTGTATCAAATGAACTAAACCAAACATTCATATTTAAACTTCTATTTGGGTTATTTGGGTCAAAACCATTTTGTAATGAAATTGCTGAATTGCTAATAGGGCCAACATTCAGACCTTCATTAACCGCGGTTTGAATTTCGGTATTTGTATATCCTGTTATTAAGTCTTGTCCAGCAATTAAATAATAAACATCATTCATTAATTTTGGATAAAATCCAAGATTCATTATTGATATCGTATTTCCACTTACAGTATTGTTTAATTGACCAACAATGTTAAAGTTTTCATTTTTTTGGTTTTTAAACGTGTATTGAGTTTCCAGTGAATTTGTTGTTGGGTCATATAAATTAGGTGCGTTTATATTTGTCCACACAGAATCTAAAATATCCACATTTGTTTCAATATATGTTTTATATCTATGCCAAATAGAACCATATCTTAATATCCAAGAATATGGTAATCTATGAACACCACCAAATTTTGTTAATGTTGCAAAAATATAATCCAAATAAGTACCCTCATTTGGGTCAGTACCCCAAGACCAATCAGGTGGTTCTAATGAAAAATATCTTTCACTAAGATTTGACAATGGTAATGAATTTAAAAAAAGATATGCGGATTTAATGTATGGTGATGTGACACCATTGTTTCTGTCAGCTTGCACATCTTGTTGTAAGGCATTAATAAAGAACGGTGTATTCAACATTGACACTGTTTGTTCAGGAAAAACATTTCCTGTTTTATTTACATAATTTAAAGGACCTTCAGTTGGGAGGTATACTTCCGTAGCTCTTCTTGTCGCATAAAAATTATTAAAGGTTGTTGTTACTATAGGTGTTTGTGATGTTAAAAATGAATTATTAACAAAAGGTTTGTTTTGGTTATTATCAGTAACCCCAACTTGATAGTTTGTAATATATTTCTTTGTAGTATTAAGATATAAACTATTTTTTGTTGTATATCTGTCGTACTTAACTTGTTTAATATTTGCTAAATGTTGTTTAGACCACGTATCACTTCTAAATGGATACACATCCATAATGTCTGTTGTTGTGGACTTTGATGATTTTACATATTCATCAACATTTTTTAATGATTCAACACTTTTTTCGGTTGATGTAGATGCTGCGGTTATTAAACTATCTTCTAAAATTGCATAATCTTTTGTTGTAATTCCTCTTAAGTATTCAGAAGTAAAAATACCTCTAATAAGTTGTTGCCAACTTGTACCAGTACCATCATTTGATATTTGTCTTAAAATACCCAAATAATTATTTGGTGTAAATGCAATATTTTTAAGAGTTTTAGTTAATGCAGGACTTGTTCCTGTTAAGGATTGTCTAATGTTGGTGACTTCTAAATCAGATAAGGTATTGTATACAGATAATGATGTGGCACCAGATGTAGAAATTCTATCCCAATAAGT